AAAACCCTATTTGATGAGATCAAGGTGAGTGATAACAAAGAGCTATATGCCATCTGCCAGTATATAGTAAGTACAGTAACAGACCTAGAGAAAGACATAGCCAAAACAAAAGACGAATCGAATGTTATAACCACCGACATCGATTTCGACGATAAAGATGCCGTACGCACACGCACGTTGCAACAATTATACCAGTTAATGCTTGACGGGAACGCCACAGCGGGCAACTACTTTGCAAAGTATGTAGGATTAGAAGAAGATACTAGCAGTCTTACGATAGAAATAGTACGTTTTAAAGATATTAAAGATTCATATGATCTTGATGCGGTGGAGGACGACCAGAAGACCATAGATTCTTGCGAAGAAATTACAGGGCAGGTAAGAAATTAGGGGGTGGGGTCGGGTCTGCGAATTTTTAAAATTTTGCGATATAGACCCTCACAAACAAAATGAAAAATTTTGATATACCAGATGTGAAATTGGAGGACTTGTCATACTGCCAATGTGTAGACTGTGAAAACTTCTTTTATGTGTTAGAACTTCCGAGTTGCATCAACGACCCAAATTTTTGTCCTTATTGCGGTACACGGTTTAATATATGTTATGGAGAAGAAGATGGCTAGAAGTTGCCAAGAATGTTGTTGTATTGATACAGAAGAAAACCCTATCATAGAGATTCTTGACGAGCAGGGGTTCGTTGTGAGAGAGATATGTATGATGTGTTATGCGGAGGAGTTAGACGATGCCTAAAGGTAATGTACCCTATAAATACACGCAGGAAGCCCAAGACGAGCGTAACTGGAGGAACAGCAAGAGCAGGGATGGTGAGAACTATAACTACGCCAAGTACGACAAGAAGGCTTACCAGAAGAACTATGACGAGATAGACTGGAGCAAAAAGGCTAAATGAGAGTTCGTATACCTGCGATACAGCCCCGTGAGTATCAGTTCAATGTGTGGAATGCTGTTGAGTCTGGTGCTAAGAACATTGTGATCTCTTGGGCGAGGCGGCACGGTAAGGATGTGACTACGGCTTCCATATTGAGCTGTAAGGCGTTAGAGCGTGTTGGGTCTTACTACTATTTGTTTCCGACTCGTAAGTGGGCAGAGAGGGCGATATGGAACAACATTGTGACCATAGGCAACCGAAGTGGTAACCTCCTAGATATTATTTTTCCGAAAGAAGTGGTCGCCTACAAGAACAACACCGACATGAAGATTGGCTTGGTGAATGGTTCTGTGGTCAACTTTAGCGGTACTGACAACCTTGATTTTGTGGGGCAGGGGGGTTATGGCTATGCCCTGTCTGAGTTTTCGCTTCACAAAGAAGAGGTCACAGGGTTTTTGTCTCCGATTTTGGATGAAGGTAATGCATTCTTTATAGCCAACGGTACAATGCGTGGTAAGAAGAACCTGCTGTATCAAATGTACGAAGCAAACAAAAATGACCCCAAGTGGTACACCGAGTGGCTGACACCTGTAGAAACCAAGCGTTATTGTTGGGTAGGGGATGATATGAACCTAAACCCAGAGCTTCTTGGGCAGATAGACCCACTTACAGGCAACGAGTATCTGAACATCCAAGACCGTGTAGAAAGCAAAATGATTTCGTATTCGCTAGCTAGGCAGGAGTATTTGAACGAAGCGGTCGCTGATGTGGCAAACTCTGTGTATGGCTACGAGATGACTAAGCTACAGGACAAGGGTATGATTACGCCTTTGACGCACAACCAACACGACTTGGTGTATACGTTTTGGGATTTGGGTGTAGATGACCCGACAGCGATTGTGTTTGGTACGGTTGATAGCAGAACAGACAGAGTGCAGGTGATTGACTACTACGAGAACACAGGTCACGACATCAAGCACTATATCGATATTGTAAACGAAAAGGGCTACAACTATGGTGGTCACTATATGCCGCACGACTCTAAGAGGCGGTCAAACAACACAGGAACCAACATGATAGACTTCTGCCGTACTGAGTATGGGTTTGAGGTGCGTCCTATTCCCAAGACCAACTCTGTGCGTGATGATATTGAGATTATCCGCAGGTTGTTGCCAACATTCTGGATTGATGCCAAACAAGAAAAAATTATCGAATGCCTAACAAACTACCAATGGAATCCAGTTACAGGCAGGGTGTTGCACAACGAATACTCGCACGGAGCAGATGCGATTCGCATGATGGGTATGTGTATACACAACAGAATGATTGACCCGTATTTAAAAGTAGAAAGAAGAAACATTACACCAGAATACTTAGATGGAGCATCGTATTTAGTATGACACCGTATGATAGAGCAAAGGAATTGTATAAAGGCAAAGACGATGAGTTCTTTGAGATTATTGAACATTGTGGCAGGGTAGGTGCGTTCCATTCTGATGAGGATTGCTTTGTATGTGCTTATCAGACTTATTCAGAATCTATAAAAAATAAAACACAAAAAAGACTTGACAAGCTAGATACTTGGTATATATACATTCTCGCAGGTGACCCTAAAAAGGCATTTCATTATACAATGAAAGACATGAAGTACGTTGCCTACGAAAGATTTGACGGTAAAGTAAGACTGGTAGAAAAAGAAAAGATAGAGAATTTACTATGGCGTACATCTCTGCGAGGCAGAGAGTTTAGTGATCACCGCCATAGATTTGAAGTTGGAGTTGAGTAATGGGAAGTACAAGTACGCCTTCATATGCACCACCACAGCCCAAGCCTATGATAACCCGTATGCCAAACGAGGCAGACTTCGAGAAAGACATAGAAAAAAGACGCGAGCGACAACAACGCAAAGCAGGAAGAGGAACTAAGGACAAACCTTTTATTTACGAAAATGTAATGGGCGTTGGAAAACGACTAGGCGAAACCGCACCTGCAACAAGGCGTGGTCAAACTGTATTTAACATGGGTAACTATTAAGAGAGAATTATTATGGGTAGACAAAAAGCCGCACCAACTCCACCACCTCCACCACCACCTTCACCTACACCAACTCGTGTAGACACAGCAGGTCAACAGCGAATGGCTGAAGTAGGAGAACGCAGACGTATGGGTCGTGCATCAACTATATTGACTAAGCGTAAACCAAAAGTACAAAAACTTGGTGGTAGCACAAAAGCAACAACTAGCATCTTAGGTCAAAAACGGTAATGGACGGCAAGGCGTTAGTTAAGAAGTTCGATACGATGAACTCGTATGCCATTGGTAATTGGAAAAACCTTTGGCAAGAATGTGCTGACTGGGCTATGCCTACAAATGACAACATTAACCGTGTTCGTTACGAAGGGCTAGAAAAGTCTCCACAACGTATGATTGATACCTGTATCGAAGCTAACTATAACTTTGCCGCAGGGTTTTACTCTCATATGTTCCCACCGAATAGCGTGTGGGCAAAATACCGTCACCCCAATCCAATGCTTATGGCTGATGAATCTGTTGCATATTACTTTGAACAGGTTAGCCGTATTGTGCATCAGTTGCTTATTGGCTCTAACTTTGCACAGGAAGAGTTTCAAGCATTGTTGTGCATGGGGGCGTTTGGCACTAACTGCCTAACACTAGAAGAAGACGAGAAAGATATTGTGCGTTTTCGCAACCACATGATTGACAATGTGCGTATTGAAGAAAACAACTTAGGTGCAGTAGACACTATCGCCCGTGAGTTTAAGCTGACACCACGTCAAGCGATTCAGCAGTATGGCATTGAGGCACTCAAGGCGGCAGGTCTTGATCAGATAGAAGAAGAAGCAAAAGACTATAAACACCAGAAGTATACGTTTATTCAGTTTATTATGCCTCGTACATCTTATGACAAGTCTTCTAAGAAAGCCACTAACAAACCGTTTGCCTCGTATCATGTAAACCGTGAGCGTGGTACTGTGGTTCAAGAGGGTGGATTTGACTACAACCCATACAAAGTAGCAAGATTTTCTAAAGGCAATGACGAAGTATATGGTCGTTCGCCTATGAGCATGGTGCTTGGTACAGCAAGACGTACAAATGTTATCTACCGTTCTATGGTGCTTGCCGCAGAGCAGAGAGCTAACAGCCAATGGCTTGTACCAGATGATGACAGCGTTACAAACATCAGCAACCGTGCAGGTGCAATTATTAAATGGAGAGCAACAAACCCTAATGGTAAGCCAGAGCGTTTACCGCCTGCAGGTGATTCTGGTTTGGCTTTTGAGATGTACCAAGTACACGAAAAACAAATCAAGCAGATGTTCTTCAACCACTTGTTCCGTCCGCTAGAAGATTACCGTAACATGACAGCTACCGAAGTAAATGAGCGTATGACTACAGACATGATGACGCTCGCACCGTTTGTCAGCCGTTACCTTAACGAACACGTTAATCCTATGATGGAACACCTTTTCTATATTGCACAGAAAAAGAACTTACTGCCAGAAATACCTGCGGCATTGCAGGAAGACCCAAGCTATGAGATTGACTATGTGGGTCGCTTGTCTATGGCAACCAAGTCTTTTGAAACTATGGGTGCAATTAATACATTGCGTGTGTTTGGTGAGCTATCTCAGATGGATCCAAATATGCAGATGTCATTGCAGAATGTTCAACCAGATAAACTATTCCGTGAGATATGGTATGCAAACAGCTCTAGTATGAATGCATTAAAAGACCCAAGCGAGTTAGAAGCTGAACGGGCGGCACAACTAGAAATGATGCAACAACAGCAAATGATAGATGCCGCACCTAAAATGGCAGATGCCGCACAGAAAGTAAGCGGTGCTGTTGACCCAACCAGTATTGTAAATCAAGTTGAGCAAGGAGACATTGATCTTGGACAATGATGAATTAAAAATACTTGTGGGTTCGTATCGCAGAATATTTTCTTCAGAAGAAGGTGATACTGTGTT